ATACATCAAGGGTTGCACCTGTTGTAAGGAATGGGAAAATGTTCTACCGAATAATGGGCATAGACGGGGGTAGTAGTGAAATCGTTGAACAAAGTAACATTCTCCATATCATGGGGTTTACAATGGATGGTCTTTGGGGTAAATCTCCACTTACTGTTTCTCGTGAGGCAATTGGTGGAGCACTCGCTACACAGGAATTCGGAAACCTGTTCTTTAAAAACGGTGCTAACATGGGTGGAGTACTTCAGACAGACGAAGTACTGTCCGACACAGCACTTAAGAGGCTTCAAGAAACGTGGGCAGAAATATACGAGGGAGTTAAAAAGGCTAATAAAACAGCCATCCTAGAGGCTGGATTGAAATATGAATCAATTAGTATCCCCCCTAACGATGCTCAGTTTTTGGAAACCAGAACATTCCAGGTTGAGGAAATCGCACGAATATTTAATGTGCCACCACCGTTACTGTACGACTTATCGAGGGCCACATTCTCAAACATCGAAGAGTTGATATTGTCTTTCGTTAAATTCGATATTTCTCCAGACCTTAGAGCTTGGGAAGCTGAATATAACAGAAAGCTACTTTTTGAAAGTGAAAAAGGAAAGTTATTCATTGAACACAGCGTTGATGGACTATTGAGGGGTGATCAGAAAGCTCGTGCAGATTTCTTCCAAAAGATGATTCAAAACGGGGTCATGTCACCTAATCAAGTCGCATCAAAGGAGAATTTACCTAATTTTGAAGGCGGTGACACGCATTTTGTAAATGGAAACATGATATCAGTTAAGAACGCCGCAGAAAATAAAACAGGAAGTAATGGAAAAGGAAACAGCGGAGATTAATGTAATTTCAGGAATAGTAAAAGCGTTACCGTCAAATGTTGACGAAACACGTACTATTACTTTTATCGCTTCCACATCTGCCAAAGACAGGCAAGGAACCGTAATTAATATGAACGGGTGGAGCCTTGATTCATACAAGCTAAATCCTATTATTGGTTATCAGCATGACGTTTACGGCGGCGGTATGTGTAATAAACCTGACCCTGATGATGTTATCGGACGAGGTAACGCAAGGATATCACAAATAAAAGATTCAAGCGATAATGAACTTTTAGTTGATATCACTTTTGAAGATGCTGAAACGAATCCAAAAGCAGACAAGATTTTCCGTAAAATTAAAGCCGGTACATTGAATGCTGTTTCTGTTGGATTTATCGAAGTTGGAAAAGGAATGAAAGGAAGGATGAATGATCAGGGTGAAATGGTAGACACTGATACATATTTCTTCAAAGGTCAGGAGCTTCTGGAGATTTCAGTAGTAAACATTCCAGCAAATCCTGAAGCCGTTCGACGTAATTATAGAGATTTCACTGCAAACGCTTTGAATTATATGGCATTTGCTACAAAGAAAAGTTTTTCTGAACTTGAAAACATGACAATTGGTGAAGCTATCAACCTTATGAAAGGCGTTAAAGCACCTGAAAAAGAGAAGGAAGAAACCGAAGAATCAGAAGAAATTTCTACGCCTAAACTGTCGATAAGAGAAAAATTACTAAATTTGTCTTCTAAGGAACTCTAAAACGAGTACATAAAAGCCGCTGTTTTTATGATAAAATGGATTTTCAACTAGAATCAAAGAAACTCAGAGAAGAAAGAGCCACACTGGTCACAACGACTAGAGAGCTTTTAGAAACAGCGCAAACAGAAAAACGCGATTTGAACGACACTGAAACAACTGCATACGACGCAGCTGATGCAGATATCGACAAACTCAGTACGAAAATCAAACGTTTAGAGCGTCAACACGAACTTTCTCAGGAGCAAGAAGCTTCAATTGAAGAAGAAGCAGAAGAGGAAGGAATTTCTGTTGATGAAAACAAAGAAAACGACAAAAAATACCGATCAGCTTTCTGGAAAAGCATGAAAGGTGGAATGCGTGTTCTGAATGATGATGAGCGAGCTTTGATGGCTGTGGCTCAAGTTCGCGCACAGTCTGCCGGAACCGATTCAGAAGGTGGTTTCACTGTTCCTCAAGGGTTTAGTGATGAACTTGCAATTGCTTTGAAAGCGTTTGGAGGAATGAGAAACGTAGCGCGTGTAATTAGAACATCAACAGGAAATCCAATGGATTGGCCTACGAATGATTCAACTGCAACTACAGGTGAATGGTTGGCTGAAAATAATGCAGCCGCAACACAGGATGAGGTTTTTGCAAATAAAACTCTTTCTGCTTTCACTGCCAGTTCAAAATTTATCAAGATTTCACAGCAATTAATGCAAGATAGCGCATTTGATTTGGAGGCGTGGTTGCTTGATGTTCTTGTGAAAAGAATTGGAAGATTGACAAACCTTGCATATACAACTGGTGATGGTTCAGCCAAACCAACTGGTTTTGTTGGTGATGCCAATATCGGATTAACAACCGCTGCTGATGATGCAATCACAACAGATGAGATTCTTGATTTGTTCCACTCTCTTGATCCTGATTATCGTCTAAACGGTACGTTCATGTTCAATGACAGCACGTTCAAGGCAATCAGGAAATTGAAAGACAGTGAAAACCGTTATATCTGGACTCCTGGACTTTCTGATAGTGAATCTGATTCGTTGTTTGGTAAGAGGTACACCATCAATCAAGACATGGCAGACATTGGAGCAGGCAACAAACCAATGGCGTTTTGTGATTTCTCTGCGTATGTAATTCGTGATGCTAAAGATTTCACACTGTTGAGATTGAATGAGCGATTTGCCGAATTACTTCAAACTGGATTTCTTGGTTTCTTGCGAACGGACGGAAAAGCGATGATTGCAAATGCAACGGCTCAGAATCCTTTACAAGTAATGCGAAATACTACCACTTAAAAAGGGGTAACAATATAAGAAAATGCTTGAGGAAAATCCTCAAACAACACCCCTCGGTTAACTATGCGGCTTTCCGGGGGGTTCTTTTTTTAAACTATACGCAATGGCTAAGAATAAGAAAAAGGGTAAGGGCGGTAAAAGCAAAAACCAATCAGTTAAAGATTCTCAAAATAAAGTTGAGGAAACTCCGGTTGAGGAAACTCCGGTTGAGGAAACTCCAGTTGAGGAAACTAAATCTGATATTCCTGATCCAGAAACGGAAGTAGATGTTGAAGATACAACTGATCATGTTGTTTCATCTGAAGATGTTGAAATGAACGAAGGAGAAGGTCTGGTTGAGGGAGAGGTTGTGGAAATACCTGTTGAGGAAGTTCGAAAAACAAACCCATTAAACAATGTTCTTGAATCTAATGTTGAAAAAGGTTCTGAAATAGTTGGAGATCCAGAAGAACAAAAAATCACTGTTGAATATCTTGTTTGCTCTGCTGGTGTAAATAATACGTGGGACGTTGGAAGTACCAGAGAACTTAACATCCATAAAGCAAAGAGATTGATTGAAGCTAAGATTGTTAAGGCAGTTTAATGAACAAGATCGAGTTAATAACACCGCCAGTTGTCAGCCCTATAACGGTAACTGAAGCAAAGGAGCACATCAAACTTGATTCTGATGTCACAGTTGATGATGTATTGATTCAGGCGTTGATTAATGCAGCTGTTAATTACGGTCAGCTTCGAAATGGCAGACAGTACATCACAGCTACCTATGATTATTTCCTCGATAGATTTCCTGCTCAAGAAATTGAACTGCCATTGAGTCCTATTCAAAGCATCACATCGATCAAATACATTGATGAAGATGGTGCTACCCAAACGTGGTCATCTGCAGAATACGAGAGTGATTTAAAAAACCCTGTTGCTAGAATTAGACCTGTTTCAACGGCTACATATCCAGCCACAAAGGATGTTTACAATGCTGTTACGGTCCGTTTTGTTGCTGGCTTTGGTGATGCTGGTTCAGATTGTCCTGATGCCCAAATAAGCGCATTGAAATTGTTGTTTGCTCACTTCTATGAGAATCGTGAAGCCTTGAATAAATTTGCTTCTAAAAACTTTATGGACATTCCTATACCGGCAGCGGTTAACCTTCTATTTAATCTTGAAAATGTCAGAGGTGTTAAATAAAAATGCATGGTGCTTTTATGTGACCGTATTTCAACGGCCAGAGATAACTGAAATGTGTTTCAGGGCAATGAAAAGGTTTTCTAAAAACTTTGATAATGTGGTTATTGTTGCTGCTGTATCTGAGAAATGGGCTGTTGCTCTGTGCGAAAAGTATGATATTAAATGGGTGTTGACTTCGAACAATCCTGTTGGTAAGAAACACAACACTGGACTCGCTTTTGCTTTGCGTTTCAAATGGCACAAGATCATCCAATTTAATTCTGATACAATCAT